TATATCATCCACCGCTAAAGCGGTCCCCCTTCCCCAAAGGGGAAGGTTATATCATCCACCGCTAAAGCGGTCCCCCTTCCCCAAAGGGGAAGGTTATATCATCCAACCGTTGGGTGCGGTATTGCGAGATTTTATTCTTTTGCTTTTACGGCTGAGTCGATGCTGCCACGGAAGACCACATATTTTTGGAACAGGTACTCGGTGACGAAATTCGCTGCCATTGACAGCGCCAAAATGATATATTCATTCCAGCCTAAATTCGCAAGGGCCTGGCCGCCCCAGGTGGATAACGGCGTGAATACAAGATAAAAACCCGCCACCTTTAACATTGCAACGGGCACATTGCTTGCCGACTGGAAGGTGAATTTCCGGTTCAAGGTGAAGTTCCACACAACAGACAATGTCAGTGCAGTCAGGTAGCACACCCAGTAGCCCCAGGCAAACACCTCATTCATCAAGGTAAAGGACAGGGTCTGGATGATGCCGGCGCTAAGGGAGAAAAGGGTGAATTTTATCGCCCGGAGGAGTTCTTTATTTTTCATAGCAGGTCTCCTTAATGGTTATTTTACGGAATAAATATACCATTGGCAGAAGGAGATTGCAAGGTGAATATAAAAAATGTGCCCCCTTATACAGGGGGCTTTTGCTACACTTTATGATAGCTGGCGGAGGAGACGCCCAGGAGAGCGCCTAACAAGGTATCCACCGCCAAAATGGTGCCTACCACTTCCTCTGCATAGGGAATGCCCCAGATGCCGGAGATGGCGGCATAAAATGTACCCACTGCCGGCAGCACCAGCTGGGCGATCCATTTGATAATGTCATAGGTTTTGTTGCTCATTTTCATACGCAGTCCTCATTTATTCACAAGATGTTTGTTCAGTTCCTCTTTTGCCACTTCCATCTGCCGGATGTTGTTGCCGTCGATGCCGTGGTCAAGGAGCGCCAAAAGGGCAAGCATTGTGACGTGGCTTGCCTCGTCCACTTTTATAAAGTGCGCTCTGTCGTTTTCCAGTTTCCGGTCTACCCCCTCTTTCCACCTTTCCAGGGCGTCCAGACGATGGTTGGGGGCATTGGCTTTGTTTTTCAGGGCAGAGATCCGCAGGGCCACATCTGTCAAAAGCAGAAAGGCAGAGCAGCCCGCCAAAATCATCGCCCAAAGGTTTTCATAGGTAATCATTTGGATTCTCCTTATGATGTTGTTGACGGGACTTCTACGATAAAAGCGTCATAGCCATCCTTTTTCAGCTTTTCCACATAGGCCGTTGCGTTCTCATAGACCCGGAATGCTCCCACCTGTACCCGGTACAGGGTGCTTTGGGGCTCTTTGTAGGACGCACCGTAGTAATCGCACACGCCCTTGCAAATGGCCTCTGCCACGGCGTCGGTATTTTCAATGAGCCATTTTGCCATCTTGGGCACATCGTGGAAATCCACCTCCACATACACAGAAACGGCATTGGGCACACGGATTTCATACAGAGAAGAATTGGCGGTGATATTCTCACTGGTGCCGGGGGTCACAGGGGCAAGGGCATCGAAAACGCACTTGCAGGCTTTGTAGCTTTCGCCGGTGTAGTTATAGGAAAAGATACGGGTGCCGGTGACCTGGCCGTTAAAGGCATTGGTGTGAATGCAGATGTGCAGATCCGCACCCCAGTCATCGGACTGGCGGCAGCGCGCATACATCGCATCGGAGCCGTCAGAATAATCCGTCTTCGTCTCAAAGCCGCAGCGCTCCAATGCGACACACAGCTTTCCTGCAATCTCACGGCATACTACCGCCTCGTTGGTATCGCCGTAGGCATAAAGGTTTCGCACCTGGTCGCTGGGGGATACATAAATTTTCTTCATTCTCAATTCCTCCTATCGGGTTATTCTATGTTACGGTTCGACAGAATGACACCCTGGGTATCCCCGGCAAAGAGCAAGCCGGCGCTGTTTTCCGATGCCAGTTCGGTAACACCCTCCGTGCCCTGCCAGGTGCAGCCGTCAGTGGTTGCGGTGAGCACGCCCAGCAGATTATCTCCTGCTATGAGATAGCTCTGGGGCAGCTGGACGGGGGTGAGCCACAGGGAGCTTCCGGAAAAGGCTTTCATATGGACACCATTGACGCCCCCCTCTGCCGTCACCGGCACGTGGAACACGAAATCTTCCTGCCCCCAGTCAAACACCGGTACGCCCCGGTTGACGGTGGCAATGCGGTCAATTTCCGTCAGGGCATCGGTTGCTGTGATCTGGAGAGTATGGGCGCTTTGATAGGAAAGGTCGGTGAGCACCACCTCACCCTGGTAGCCATTTTCAGACAGGGTGTAGGGGATCTCCACCTCCCTGCCATCCGGCAGACGGCAGGTAAGAATCAGCCGGTTCTCCCCCAGAGGGAATTCTCCGTCAAAATACTGCCCCCACACCTGCAGCCGCACCCGTCCGCTGGTGGGGTCTACCCGCTGGGCGGACACATTGCAGGTGAGCAGCTCATAGTCGACCATTTCCAATGTCAAGGGCTTTTTCGTTTCATAGCCACGGCTGTCGGTGACCGCCAGCTCCAGCTTATTGGTCACTGCCAGAAATTCCAAATCGGGCTTGCCGTTCACAAGCACAGATTGGACGGTTGCGCCCTTTTGCCCCCGGGCGTCCACCTGACATTTTACGGTGGATACCCCTCGTACCAGGATATTGGCATTGCCGGTAACGGCAAAGGTTTGGGGGTTAACATCCTGTGCCGTAAAGGTCACCGCCGGGGCACAAATGGCAGAGATGGCAGTCACGGTAATGTGGGTCTCATCCCTGCCGATGCAGGTAGTGCCTGCATAGGTGGTGATCTCCAGATAGCAAACATCTGACGGGTCATCCGGAATTTCCTCATAAAAGCCCTCCGGTATGAAAAATCCAACGCTGGTATCCGAGAATATCTCCTCTGTTTCTACGGCATTGCCGCTTGCGGAGATATAGCCACACTGACTGCCGAAGGTGTATTTTACCGAATGGGTAAAATCCGGGCTGTGCCGGGTAATTGCCAGCATGGACACCTCCCCGATGTTGGCGCTGGTTGCCCGGAGGGAGGATACCCGGGGAATATCCGACAGGGTAAGATCCCCTGACCCGGACATCGGGCCGGGGGTGTAGTAGCCGGCAGTCATATCGATGGAAAAGGCCACCGGCACGGTCAGCGTGCCATCGATATTGTGGGTAAGGGTGGTCTCCCCCTGGAAAATATCCAAATACCCGTTTTTCTCAATGTCCACCGCCGGTTCATTCTCCCGGTCACGGACAGCAATGGTTTTGCCGTCTATAACAAGGCTTGCCCCCAGGCCATAGCCGTAGAAATACCGGGCACCGGCATACAGCCGCAGGCGGTAGGCTACCGTGGAGGTATTGTCCACCTGGGAAACGGCAGTTTCTTTCAGCAAAAGCTCCAGCCGGAAATAGTGGTATTCCTCACTTTCCGTGCTGCCTACATTGTATATGTATTCCATAGTTCCTCCTATAAACCTCATCCACCGCTAAAGCGGTCCCCCTTCCCCAAAGGGGAAGGTCAACCCTCCCCTTTGGGGAGGGTGGCCGAGCATAGCGAGGTCGGGTGAGGTGTTGTACCCCACTATAAATAAAAACAGGCGGTGCGGTTAGATTCGTAATCTTCAAATCGGGCGTGGTCGCCCACCTCCAGGTAATTGCGCACCTTCACATCCGTGGCAAGCACGCCCCGGGCATCGGCACGGAGCATAGTAGTATCTCCGCGGTTTACAAACATACCGGTTTCGTCCAGCTTATTGATCATTTCGCTGCCGGAGCGGTGGATGGTCACGGCGCTGCCGTCGATAGTAAGACCAAATTCGTTTTCCACCTTGGAAACGCCCTGCTCAGTTATGGTCTTGACAGTTGCCGACAGCTCTGTGGCGCTTTGGGAAAGCTGGGTAAGCTGGGCAGTCAGATTTCCCTGCTGGGCGCTCTGCCGGGAGACCTCGGCAGCAATGCCGCTGACCTGCAAATTCAGTTTTGCAAACTCCTGTTCCCCTTTCCGGTTTTCCACCTGCAGACCGTCCACATCCATCTTTAGATTCAGGACCTTACCGGCAAGCGTCTCATAGGTGCGGTTATTGACAACAGTGGTACTATCCCTTTTGGCAGAGCCGGTACATTCCAGCGTCATCTTCTGTCCGGACTGTGTCCTGGTCATAATATAGGCAGTGATAATTTTTCCGTTCCGGTCGATTATCTTCACGATATCGCCTGCCTGGATGCCTAGATGCGTAGGGATAGACACCTTACAGGGTGTATACGATACATCCTTCAGCTGCTCATACAGTGCCTTAGCGATCGGCTGCAGGGCCTCTGCACTTAATGCTGTCAGCAAATGGTTTCCGGTGATGATATAGGTATTTGCCTCACCTGTATCATCGGGGTATATTGTCCCCACATCTTCCTCGTTCTGCCGGATCTGCACCTTCTCAATTTTCTTTACGGCGTAATCCTCATAGGATAGACTGTTTTGGAAGTAATACAGCTGTGTGTATGTGCCATAGCTTTCCAGCACTACATTGCCGTCGGCATACTCCACAACAGCAAGGAGATCTGATGAGATCTCCACGTTGCCGTTGTCGGCAATGACACTGATTTTCGCAGATTCAAAAGACAGATCCCCAGTACTTGGGGTATATTTAACTTCCATCTCAGTAGCACTATTCGTACCGATGGAAGGGGAAGAAATGGCTGTATACCACGCAAACTCTACCTGGCCATCCGGCGTCGCTCTGCAGAATCTGCCGGCGATCTCTCCAATCCACCGCATAAGCTGTCTGCCGGTGATACCGTCCGCAGAAAACTTCTGGATCTGATAATCGCCATTGGGCAATTCCTCATTAAGAAGCTCAAGTCCACAGGCGCTGCAGACCAGTCTGGCAAAATCATACAGACGGTATGGCCAGCCTGTGCGGGCCGCAAGCCACTGGGTAAGATCCTTGTCTAGCCAGCTAATACGGTCATAGGCGGTAATGCTTAGCTTGTTTGCGCTGGACCGGGTCGGCTTTTCCAGGGTAAACAATCCTACTTTCTGGCGTGCTCTATCATCTTCTACTCTGTAGACTGCGATCTCGTCTCCTGCGTTGACGGAAAGCGCGCCATTGGGTGTCAGCAGCTGCGCCTCCACCATATTAGAGCAAACAGAGCCCAGGGTTAATTCCTGAGCTCCATTTACACATTCGGTTATTGTGGAGCTGATTATCGCATTCTCTGTTCCTCGGCCGGAGAACAGTTCCGTGCCATCCGGCAGCACTATGAGTGTCTTTAACACAGCGCCACCTCCTAGCACTCAATAATATTGAATTTCAGGTTCTTATAGAGCCCCAGCCGGGCATTATGGTATGTAATGCTTTCGTTGGAGCAGTAGGCTCTCGTATCAACAAGATTGCCATCTAAATCACGGTGGGTAAAGTAAAATTCAGATTTGCCGGCAAACAGTAAGCGCATATACCGGTATTCCTCCACTGTAAGCTGAGAATAGTTAAAGCCCCACGTGGCCACACGCTCCCGTACTACGATGCGGTGCATAATGCCGCTTTCATCTCGGCCGGAATCCGAGGAGTCCAGATCCGCAAAGGACAATGACACATCTGCATCCGGAACGAGCATAGGCTGTCCGTCGATCAGGTAATCTTCAAAGAATCTCACAGCGCACCTCCTCGCATTACAGCCTGCTTTCTGCTGTATCTGGCAACTGCATTGCCAATCACATCATCGCCGATCTGGATACCAAGCACAGCCTCCAGGATCTCCCGCTGTACACCAACTGACGCCTCAAAGCCGGCAAGAATCGCCTGTGTCTGATCTGTCATAACCAGAGCAACGGCTTCCTGGATTGTTGAGAGTGGCGCTTCGACGTTTGTTCCGTGCCGCTGATCACCAACCATTGCCAGGAAAGGCTTGTTTGCGGGAAGTACTGCGCCCCTTGCCAGCTGCGGCACTTCAAGTCTTTTTATATTGAACCCAATACGTCCTCCACCTAGAACATCAGGCAACTGGAATCCAAATGCATTTAGCTTATCAATCAAAGAATTTAATCCATCGAATATCCGTTTCAAGAATCCATTGATAGCGCCTTTTGCTAAATCGCTCCACCATTTTGCTGTGAAATACTTAGCAATATGATTATTCCAAATGTCTTTCACCGGTTGCCAAATGTTCTCAACGAAGCCTTTTCCAACCTTTTTAAACCAATCGCCCATTTTCTTTCTTGTGGTTTCATACTTATTGGGATCCAAACCGGCCTTAATATCCCCAGGAATGTCCTCCATAAATGTTTTCTGAGCAGCATCGCTCATTTCGCTCATTGATTTAGCAAGCAAATCCCTACATTCCTCGGCGGAAATAGATCCTTCATTGTAAGCCGCCAGGATACTTTCCTTACACTTATCATAACTTCCTGCTTCTTTTCCTAAAGCAATTTCATTCTCCAACGAAGCGAGCGTTTCAGCCTTCTTTGCCTCATTGAGAGCCGCCGTGCTTTCCGCTAAAGCCTTTTGCTTCTCCTCATTGTCGAGATAGGCCTTATATACTTCTTTTTGCGCAGCTGTCATATCCGCGTAATCTAAAGTGCCACTCTGGACTTGCGCATAAAGTTCCTCGCCAGTTATTCCAGCAGCCGCTTCCGCATCCTTCAATTTTGTTAATGCAGATTCAGCCGCATCTACCGCATTGATATAGCCATTCTCCGCCTCTGCCGCAGCTTCCTTCGCTGCAGTTAGATTCTTTTGTGCCTCTTCAACACCCATAATTGCCGTTTCCTCTAACAAAATAGCAGCAACAAAAGCACCAACGGCCACTACTGCAGCAATAATAGCTGAAAGTAGCACGGACAAGCCAGCAGTGGCCAAACCCACTGCTGTTGCAATAGCTCCACCAATAATCAGAATCGTATTCTTTAAGCTCGCACCATTCTTTATAAAATCCTTAACACCCGTAACAACCAAAGTAATGCCAGCCGCCACAGCAGCGATGCCCGCAATTATAGAAGCTCCCTTGCCAAAAGCAAAATCCATTGCCTCAGTAAAGGTTCCAGCACCACTGGAGGTTATTGCAAACACCTCACCTAGCTTACCTATTATTCCAACAGCATTTAGGTTCTTGATACTCTTTACAAAACCTGTGATAGCATTAAACGATTTTATACCTAACGCCACTGCCTTAATCGTTATCAGTGATGTGATGATGGATACAAGTGCCGTTTGCGTTGCCGTTAGTCCATTAAGAAACTCGCTGAACGATATCTTTCCGGATATAAGATCTCCAAGATCGCTGAACAAATCTGTCATCTCTTCTAACGTGTCTATAAACACATCTCCGGTCCATTCCGCCACAGGTTTTAAAAAGTTTGACCATAGTCTTTCCAGCGCCGGCCATACTGCATTGATCACTTTCCCAAAGGTGTCAAATGCTTGTGCCAACAACTCTGCAACTTTGGGTGCCGCCTTTTCTATTGTCCACTTTCCAAATGGTACAAGAACATTAAACCAAGCCCACTCCAACTTCTCCGATATTTGGGATCCCAAGTTAGATAGAGCCTTGCCAAGCTCTGAAAGCGCTTCCTTTGCAGGTGCTAGGTCAATTTGCCGTATCGGCTCAAAAAACTTTTTTATCCGGTCGACAAGAGATTGTAGTGCTGGGGACATCGTGTCCGCAACCTCTACGCTTGCAGTTATCGTTTCATTGGTGCCGCCACCGCTTTCTGAATCGCTAACGCTTGGTGTATCTTTATCCTGCAACTGATTCAGCTCGTCGAATCCACTCAGGGATTTCTTTGCAGCATTCCCTGCCTCATTTATGCTTTCAGCAAATTCCTTTTCCGCCTCAGAACCCTTCTCAGCAGCATTGGTCATAGCTTCAGTTTGTGTAGTAGCTTTACCAAACAAACTGGCAACTACTGTCGAAATCTTAGAAGCTAAATTGTTCAGTACACCTACCAGATTGTTAAGCAGTTTAACAGTTGGCGTCAGCACGGTAGTGAGAGATTGTCCCATAGTCCCCATAAATTGCTGCCACTGCATACTGAGGATGCGCGTCTGGTTCGCCCAGCTGTCTTGTGTTCGCTCAAAATCACCAGCCGCAAGAGAGAGGGCATCCGTCACAAAGGCATACCGAAGTGCCACCAGTTCCGCCTGAGACATTGTCTCAATATTGGCGTTCATACCTTTTTCAAGGGCAAACTGTTTTAGGTTAGTCTGAGTCATAACCACGCCCAAAGACTTTAACGCTTCTGATTCGCCTGTGAATATGCCTTGCAATTTCTTGGCGGCATCTTCCTGGTCTAAGTTATAGAACGATGCGACATCTCCGGACAGCCCTGCCAATGTTATAGACATATCACTTGCAGCTCCGTCAGCAACTCCCATACCTTTTGCCATAGCCATATAGGTAGATGCCGTTCGCTTTGCTGCCAATTCGGACATACCGAACTTTGTAATTGCCGTAGAGGCAAATTCTTCCGCTGCACCTGCCATCGCGCCAAAGGAAACATCAACAACATTCTGGACTTCCTCCAAATTGGATCCCAATTCGATTGCTGCCCTGGAGAAATCAACTATAGCCTTTACAGAAAAAGCTGCGGCCATAATGCCACCAAGTTTTCCGACAACAGATTTTAATCCTCCCAGAGAGCCGGATATGTTGTTTATTCCTTTTTCTAACCCCCTGTTATTCAGGCCAGTGTCGATTACAACTTTTCCATCAGCTTTTGACACAACTTCACCTCCCTGCAGTTATTCACCGAGCAGCTTTTTCAGCCGTTCTTGTTCTGCCAGATCCTCGGCAGAGTATTTTTTCTTAAAATCGATCCGGGACTTATTTTCCCGGTAATAGTCCTGTTCCCATTTTTCCAGTTTCTTGCCACGGCGCAGCTTATCCCGGATGGATACGATCGTGGATAACTGGCCTTCGCCAATCGCCTGGAAATACGCAAGAAATGTCCACCAATGCAAATACGGTAGGCTGCGGATCTCTCTGCCGGCGACCTTGTTTACATCCGCAATGATTGCCTTTGCATCCTGCTCCCAGTCCAGAAGCTTAGGACCGGGTTTAGAATCCTTTTCGCCACAGGATATGAAAGCCGCCAAATATTCCATAGACTCTTGCATATCCTTTGCCGGCATCTCTCCTTCAAAAAAGAGCGCGACAGCAATCCGCCACCGCAAATACTCCGGGGTGTCAGGATCATCCAGATAACCCATAATTTCGAGGATATCTCTGTAGTCCGTATGCAATTCATACTCCGTACCGCCGATCGTCGCGGTTTCCGGAAGTGCCCAGGGTGTCATTTCTGTGCCCGGCGCTGTGCCCGGTTCTTCTGTGCGAGCTGAACCGCATCGCCCACCCGCTGGTCAGCGCATTTTTGCGCACCTTCCTCAATAATAGGCAGCAGTGCCTGCATCAGATTAGTAATCACACGTTCATCGTTGCCGGCAACAGCCAGAAGATTCACACCGCCCAGCAGTTCGTCAAAGTCATTGCCCTCGCCAAATACATCGCTGAGGATCTCCTTGACTTTTGTATCCGCTTCCTGCATCAGACGGATCGCAGCCTCACCGCTGTTTTCAGCATTATTAAGACTTTCGCCCTTTGCGACCAGATCCTTCTCGATCTGTTGGATCTGCTCCGCTGCGTCAAAAAATCGCGCATATACATTCGGGTCGCTGGGGTTGAATCGCAGGACACCGTTATCGTTGATTTGATATTCTTTTACGCCACTGTCGAAAACAATCTTTTCCATAATAGCCTCCATATAGAGTTATCCCGCCCCAGTTTCTGGGACGGGATATCTTTTGTTATTACGCGGGGGTGAATTTCTTAGTGGACACATTAAAAGTGCCCTTTGTGCGAACACCGGTAAAGTGCAATGTAAAGGGGATCTGATAGCCGGTGGTGTCTCCACCGTAGGAAGTGACCTCAATATAAGCTTCTTCCTTAATAGCGGGATAATCACCAGCCTCAGACTCATCCCACAGCTTCACCTCGACCACATCGGTCTTCAGCTCATCCAGGACCGACTGATTGTCAATGATGTCCTGCAAACGGGTAAACAGCGGGGAATCTTTCTCCGCGTAGTAAGGCTCAACAGAGCCTGTCTTCTCATAGCTGGAGATGAGAATGGAAGTTTCTCCAAGAATATTCTTCTTGGTATCGACCTGCGCAGCCAGCTCGGGGCTAAACTCTTCCAGGTCTTTACCCAGTCGCTCATAGGCTTCCTCACCGGTCTTTGCGGTGTTGATATAGTGCGCCAGGTACTTGCGTTCAATTTTTGCCATTTAATTCACCTCATATTTTTTGATAAAGTTAATCGATAACAGCACCGTATAGATTCCGGTACCGTCGGCATCGGCATATGCCAACTCGCCATTTTGTGCCTTGACTGTTTCACTCTTGGGATCATCACCGAAGGCAGGTATCTTCCGCAAGATACTCTGCTCCTGAATCCATTGCTGCAGCTCCAGCAGCCACTCTGCATTCTCGGTGGCGCCGACATCATCCTCCGGCGATTTGGGGAATACGAAGTGGAGTGCAAAATTCAACTGGTTTTCCACAGTGATATTGCCAAGAATATCCTCCGAACTGGAGATCTCCTGCAGGCCTGACGGTGCAATACTGCTGCCTTCGGGAGCTTCGGAGTAATAGTCCACCTTTAGCCCGTGGGCCATTGCTATCTTAGGATAAGACAGCAGCCAAGTGCGGATTTTTTCAAGATCAGACATAAATTACCCCTTTCTTGCCATATATCGCTGCAGATCAGCCGCCATAGCTCTTCCTTCTGCTGCGGATAACGCTCTATCCCACCTGGGACCGGCTTGCGGATTTTTTGTTTTGGTATAGACCAGATTCCGGGAGGTCAGCACCTTGACACTGCCCTTCCGGGATCTCCAGCCTTCCGGTGTCATAAAGCCGGCTGCACCGATCTTCGGGTCGATCATCACCTTGCCGTGAAATAAATACTTTGCCTGGGGTGCATCGGTAATGATATAGGGCTTCCGGATATCCGTCTGGATCTGCGTAATCTTATAGAGCGCACCGGAAAGGAACGGCATATATTTCTTGATTCGCCGCAGCACATTCTGCGTATGAAATGCCTGAGCGTCGCCACCCGGTGCAAGGCCTTTATCCCGGATGATCTGGTTAGCTTCCTTCATCGTGAGGGTAGCGGTTGTACCGTCCGGCATACGGCAAAGTATTGTCTTTTTCATCCGCCGGCCTCCGTATGCACGATCGTGCCGTTCCATTTCTTGGAATCTGCATAGCCGACTACTACTAGTCCCGGCACCTTGGAGGGTATAAAAGCCGCCCACGCCTCTCTGTCGGCGATTTCCGGACCGACACCGTCGTATACCTTATCACCAATAAAAACGCGCTGGGCGTCTCCTGGGATGACCAGCAGGAAGGAATTTGCCTCCTTACTGCCGGTCTTGTCTACGGTTTGCGTCTTTTTGTAATCTAAAAACGCACGATCATAAACTGTACGGACGTACTTATTGCCGTCCTGGTGGTATACCGTAACCGTCTGATTGCACATCCGGTAATTAACCGGGCAAGTGGGCTTATGGATGAGCATCAACCCACCCCCCGGTAAAATTCCAGATACAGACTTGCACAGCGGTACAATTCCTTTGCCTGGCCTTTGGGACTGAGATCTACCGCATTGGCAGCATTGCCATAGCTAACGGACACAGAGCCGATGGATGCCGCTGCAACGGCACCCATACCGTTCTGTGCTGCTGTAAAATAGGCCAGGGCATCAGCCATAGCACAGACTGCCATAGCCTCACAGACCACCAGGGGCTGCACGATCGTAGCATTTCCTTGGCCGTCATCTACGGCAGTGATCGATGCGGCGTCAATAGAGACATCCCCATTCAGGTAGCAGGAGAGCACGTCTGCTTTGGGGTTTATCCGGTAGATCTGTTTATACCGGTTGAGCTGATCGTGCGCCCGGAGGCAGTACACAGGCCAGTCAGCCTCGGAAATGGAGCTGCCGAGGTAGGTTTCTTTATAAAACGCATATTTTACCATTTGGAAGCTCCTTTCTCAGCATATCAGGCGCCGATGGCGATGTCCTTCAGAACAGCCGCCTTCAGGGTGTTCTTCAGCGCAACGCCCGCCACTAGCTCGACCTCACCGGTCTTAACGGCGCCGGGAGCATTCAGATCAGGCATATAGGACGTAATAACACCGTTGCCCTGAGGGCTGATGCCGTGGAAGCCGTCCAGGCCCAGGGATACTGCGTAGATCGCAG